GTCTTCGACATCGCCTTCTGCGTCTTTTTCAGCGTCCATGTCTGCTGGCATTTCTTCGCCGTGGTCCGCATCCATTTCACCTTCTTCTTCGCTTGAGATGTCTTTAACCAATTCGTCAGTTGCGTCTCCGCCCACTTCTTCGATTGATTCTTCTTCGGTAGTTTCTGATTCTGTTGCTTCGTCTTCGATTTCAACAACTTCGTCTACTTGTTCGTCTTTAGACTCTTCTGAAGCCTCTTCAACTGCTTCGTCTTTAGTTTCCTCAGTAGTTTCTTCTACTTTCTCTTCTTCAGATGCTTCAGTTTCTTTAACTTCTTCGTCTTTTGATTCAGCAGTCACTTCTTCGTCTGCTAGGTTCTCGTAGATATCTCTAGATTTTTCAACTACGATCTCGTGGAATAAAGCCTCCGCTTTATCGTTTTCTTCGTTTATCAGTAACTCTAATAAACTCTCAAATTTATTATTTGACATTTTACACGTGCTCCTTCTAATTAGGTCGATTTGTACTTATAAGTGTTTGTATTTACTGTGAAGTGGCAGAAACGGTGCTGTAATTGGTGAGAAAAGGTGTATTTTTACTAGATCTTGACCTGCAAGTCAAATTTTGCTAGGAATTGCTCTGTTGTGGGGTGATCTATGTTGCCCTTCCACTCTAGATCCTTGGGTTGGAACCAGCCTTTGGGTATCACACGATGGAACTGCACGTCCTTGTAGTCCTCCAGGCAACGCTTGGTCTGGTTCATCCAGTTGCCGTAGAAAGTGGCCTCGTCGCTACGCTTCTTGTAGTTACGGGTGTCGCCAAAAACATTGTTGAGTTTGTATCTGTTGTTCTTGCTGTCTTCCCGGTGCCCTTGGTAGTCAAATCCCAGTATGTATATGTCCTTGAATCCGTGATCACAGGCCAGTTTAAGTGCCGTTGGGCCACTGCTCCAACCCAGGCTGGGTTTGCTCCATGTGACGTGATCCAGCAGTTTCTGATGTTTCTCATATTGGTTGTTGTAGTTGGAGTACACTTTATTGTGTACCACATAATCCGTCTCCGCTATCTCTATCATCATCTTGGGATCAACTGCAACCAACCAGTGCGGTTGGTGTGTCCTGTACACGGCGTTGCAGGCGTAAACCGTGCCTTTTTGTTTTAGATCGTTGATATCTATGCCCCTACGGGACTCACCGTTACCCAGTACGAATGCTGTTTGTGACATTATAACTCTAAGTTATCGTCTTGGGCAGGTTGTCCGTACATCTTTTGGACGAATACTGCCTCTTCCTTCTGTTGTGCATCGTGTGCCTCTGATGCCAACCTCATAGAGTTGATCTGTTTGAGTGTTAATCTCGTTTTCCTTGTGTCTTCTGAATCTAGGATTGAAATATCGTTCTCAGGCTCATAGGTCTTGTCCTGTTCAAAGCCATCTGCGCCATATGTGAAGAATTCATTCAGTTTCATAACGGTATTTAATCCTTATACTTGGCCTCCGCCACCTGTACCACCTGGAGTTTGTCCACCTGGGGTCTGTCCTGGGCCACCTGGTTGTGGTGATCCTGGTTCTGGTGCTTCTGGATCCGCTGTTGGTTCCTCGAATTGATCTAGGTCTGAACTGATTCCTGACTGTGTGACACCGCCACCCCTCAGTTCATTTGATTTGCTCTGTTTCTTCTGAGGCACATTATTTTCTTCTGCCCATAGTTCTGCGTTCCTTGCCATTTCTTCCTCAGAAAGTCCAAGATATCTCTTCAGTGCGAATCTTTTTGACATGTAAGGTAGATCCGCAACTGCTGTGAACGTGTTCACTCTGCTTTGGTCCATTTCTGTCTGTCTGTACTGTGCAAAGTTCTGTGGTGGGTTCAGTTTTATCTCGAACATACCATTGTCTATGTTGTAGCCTTTGTTTTTCACCCATAATTTGAACTCACTATCAAAAGTCTCTGCCAACATTGATTGTAGTCTAGCACAATACTTGTTGAATCTCAGTTCCTGGATGTATGCGGTTCCTACCCTACCGTCATTGTACTGTTGTCCACCATCTTCCGCACCTGTTGGTAGATAAGAACTTGGAATCCTCAATCCTCTGAACAGTTTGTTAGTGAAGAATCTCAAGTCATCGATCTCACCTAGGTTAGTACCACCAGGTAATGTGTCAACTTTAGATCCTCTACCTTCCGCTGTCTGTGGGAAGAAGTAATCTTCGTTTATGCTCATTGGGTTGTATGTTGCATCTATGAAGTTTGCTCCACCCGATGCACTTGGAATTCTTCTCTGGTTGATCTCGTTCTTCACTCGCTCGACGAACTGCATGGCCAAGTGTGTTGGCATGTTACCCACGTCAATGTAGAAAACTCTACGTTCAGGTGCTCTCTGTACCCTGTAAATTATGATTGCGTCTTCTAATAATTCTTTCTGTTTGTAAACTTTGAATACCTGTTCCAACACCGACTGTCCAAATGGGAATAGGTTGTCTAGTCCATCTGACATTGACATATGGATCACGTGTTCTGCGTTTATGTTGTAGGCATTCATGGTCTTGTAGAATCTTCCACCGGAGTTTCCGCCCGCAAAGCCTGACATGTTGTTTGTGGCACCTGCGTTGGCGTAACTTGAACCATAGGCCGCAGTACCGCCACCTGTTGTTCCACCGCCGCCGTATGTTTGGTTGGGTGTAATCTGTGTTGCTGATAATCTTTGTAGGTTTGGATTTATGTCTCTGATCACATACTGTTCAGGTTTCTTACCCTCTGATTCATTCACAACGATCCTGTCTACTTTGGCGTTGTCAATGTACAACCATTTCTGTGTCTCTGGATCTCTCACAAAGAAACAATCTCCGTATTTCAATGCGTTCCTGAAAATCCTGAAGATCCTCTTGTTGAACTTGTTACTCTTGGTCCATTGTTGAAGTGCCTTCTTGAGAAGTTTCACTTCGTGTTCTGTGGTCTCGTCCTTGAACACCAGATCAAACGGTGTCTCGTTCTCTGTGTTCTTCTGTGTTGAGAATTCTGCCAGGATGTCCAGTGCCGCGTTGATCTCTGAATCCGAATCCATCTGATCATACTGGAAGTATCTCTGTATCCTGTTGGGGTGTCCTGTGTACACGTCCGGCAAGTAAGAACTGTAGTTCCTCTTGGCGAAGTTCGGTACCTTCTCTCCACTGATGGGAGACATGTTTGCGTCTTTAAAATATTTTTTCCAAGCCATGCTTTATATTACACTTTTTTATTCATTTAAGCAACCTAAACCAGTCCAACTTGGTTACGGTCTTTACGTGCTGTTGTCTCAACTGCTTTCAAGGCCCTGGATTCTACTGCTACAAGCGTATTTACGCCATTTACCATACTTGCTAGTGCCTTGTTGGCGTTGTTCAATTCGGTTGACATAGCGGCCATCTTGGTCTCTAATGCAGATGTATCAAATGTTTTCTGTAGATCCTGGTTCGCTGTCACTGTTGATTTTGCTCCTACGGTGACAACCTCTGGTCCTTTCTCACCAACTAGATATGTTTTACCCTCGTCCATTGGTCCACCCACTGCTCTTTCGCCGTCGTAGGCCTTGATTGCACCATATCCCGCACCTAATAGGCCACCTATTATGGCTCCACCTGGCCCAAACACTGCACCTGTCAAGGCGCCAGAAGCGGCCGCACCTGCTATACCCAGTGCCTTGCCTCCAGGAGTTTCGGCACTTTCTGCCAGTCCGCCTGAATATGCCAGTCCGGCCACACCAGCGGCACCCATTCCGACCTTGCCTAATCCACCTGCGGCTTTTCCTAGTCCTGATTTCAAGCCACCTATGCTCTGCATCACACCACTGTTTCCTAATCTAGTACCAGCGGCAATAATACCTATCTGCATTGCCTTGTTGAATAAAAATTTTCCTGCCAAACCTGCAGTGAACAATGATGCTGTCAGGTATGGTGCTTTGGCTAGAGCTGTTGCTATACCGCCAGCGCCTCCCATGATACCTTGTATGCCTCCTATCAGACCGCCTAACGCTGGACCAAACGCACTCAACAGTCCCGTCTCAATAGATTGGAATTGGCTTGACAACACTTTCGAAGCCTGTTCAAATGAAGTCAAGTTTTTTACTAGGCTGGTTGCCTGTGCATTCTGATCTGCGAATGCCCCGTCCACGTCAACAATCCTTCTACCTAAGTTTATTATGTCACCTTGTAATGATAAGAATTCCACTTGACCTGTTACAGTGGCTTTCCTGAACCTGTCTATGCTGGCGGACGATGCATCTCTGATCTGTCCCAATGCCTGTTCCGCCGACACGGTGCCGTTGATAAGGCTCCTTATTATTCCTTGTGCTTCTGGAATGTTCTGTACCAGTGCGAGTGCTGATTCGGTGACCGGAACACCTGCGTTAGCGATCAAGTCTTGGAATCCTTCGTTTAATCCTGGTGCTATGTTTCCGACCGTGGCCGCAAAACCTTGTAACCTAGTTCTCGTTTCCTCGGTGGCACCTTGTAATGCCGCTTGGAATCTTTCATTGCTCTGTTGTGCTTCGATCTGTGATCTAAGTTCATCTCTTTGAGCACCTGTCAGTTTGGCAAGTCTATCTAGTTCCTCTGCGAATCTAATAGCACTCTGTGTCCTCTGCCTATCAGTCAATTGATTAAATATTCCTGTTCTTCTTTGTGACTCTAAGTTCAGTAACAGTGTCTCGTTGATTTCATCAACAGTGAACCCCAGTGGTGCTAGTCTTTCTATTCCAACTTCTCTTGTTATTCGTCCAAGTTCTGCGATTCTCTGTGCTCCAACCGTAGTTGACCCAAACAGTGCCGATATAGATTCAGAACTTTTTCCTATCAATGCCGCAAAGTCATCCAGAGGCAATGCCGCGTCCGCCGCCGCTGTCCTCAATTGAACTATCGACTGTCCAAAGTTAGCACCTGTTTGTGACAGTTGCCTGAACGTTTCTATGTTGATGTCTAACCTGTTGCCGAGTGTGCCCAGTCCCCTGACGTTGTCAGTGAAGGCACTGATGTTCCCCTGGCCTTCGAATGCCGCTTTACCAAGACCAACAAACGCACTGCCAACTTTTTTGAGTGTCTCGTTGTATTCTTTGTTTGTCTCGACTAATTTTTCTGTGCTTTTGATCTGATCGTCTATGAGGTCGTATTGCTTCTCACCGATCTTGAACTGGTTCCTAGCCTGTGTCAGCAATATTTGTTTTTGCTTTAATGAATCTGCGTCTGACTTGTTGATCTTTTTGGCTAATTCCAGTAATCGTTTTGACTCCTCGGCCGCTTTTCTCCTTCTAGAGGAATTACCACCGGTTTGGCCGCTGTCTGCTATTTCCTGTAGATCCTTGATTATCTGTTCTAGTGTTGCCATACGACTTTAAATTTTACCTTTTTATACGCATATAAATATAGACATCCATACGCTTTTAGTGTATATTTATAGAATTAAAAAATGACGGAAAACGCAAACCCATTAAACAAGTACTTCAGACAGCCGGCCATATATGTGTCGTTGCCATCGGGTACTGCCTACCCACCACATGTGGTAACACCAGCACAGACAGGTGAACTGGGCGTGATGCCCATGACTG